CCAGATAAATCCAATTAGGTATGGGCAAACTAGACTTCGTTTATACTACGTCAGGTCTAGAAGCTTCATTCCGAGTAATATCCAAAGTCCCAGTTAAGGCCATACTTGATTGGGACTTTGGTGATGATAAGGGAGAGGTTTTCAATGGTAAAAGGCATGAATCCTATTCTTATGAGGAATCAGGTTTTTATACTGTTACCCTGACCGTTTCAGATTCCAGTGGTTTGAATGAAACTATTCAAAAAACCATTGTCATTTGTGATTATGCCCATACTACTCTTCCTGATAGTATCTATAATCTCATTGACAATTACCTTCCAAAAGAAATCGCTGAAGAACTAACTCAAGAAGAGAAAGCTCTTTTCATTCAAAAATGGCAATTGTATATTGGTCCTCTAGTAACACATCTAATTCCACCAGATAAGTATAAAGACGAGTTATGGTATGAGGCACTAGAAAATCAGCTGATTATGGAATTAGCGGTATTCGATTATCTTCAAGTCCAATTACTTAAACTTTTAACCAACACTGGAGAATCACTTAGTGAAATCACTAAGCCTGGTGGTAATGATTCTGAAGATGGTGGAGCTAGAGGAGATAGGGTTAAACAAATCACTACCGGTCCTACTGAGGTTCAATTCTACGATTCAGTATCTGATAGTATTAGTTCTCTTTGGAAAACATTCTCAAATGCAATGCAACCAGGAGGAGTAATCGATGAACTTCGGAAAAACATTTGTACTCTAGCTGAAAGACTAGAGATATTCTTACCATTCTGTAGACAACCCTATTCACCTGTAGTACCAAGAGTAGTAGATCGAAGAATTGCTACTCAACTGGCAGGTCCTAATCCTACAGCTCCTTTGAATAGAGGTCCATTCAAATTAGTTAAGAAATCCAGATCATGACTAAACCAATCTCTAGATACTTAAACAATAAAACCTGGGATAGATATAAACGTATCATCACAGAGTTTATAGATTTCGATGCAGGAAGGCAAGATATTATATGGGCAAAAAAGGTAAACCAATTCCTTGATCATGCCGAAGATAGTTTACCTTCTTATTATGAAATTCATATTGAAGCCCTTTGTTATTATAACTCTTTTAGGAATTGGCCAATCAATAAGGCAACTGTATCTGGGGAACTGGATGATGAAAACCTTTCGATACTAATTTCTAAATCATATATAGAAAGGCTTGGGTACCTTGATGAACACGGGTACTGGAGATTTAATTGGTCAGAAGATAGGTTCATCATAAATGGGATAGTTTATAAACCAGATGGTGATACTCAGGTAGCTCAAGCAAAAGACGAAGCTCTGGTCTTCTTGGTTATTATTAAAAGAGACCGTGACACAGTTGTAAACTTTATAGAACAATAATATGGCACAGTTATTACTGAGATGGACAAAGGTTACTTTCAATAACCAGGAATGGTATGATAGTAATATAATAATCCTAAATGGTAATTCTGGAGTACATCTAGAAGTTGATGGAACAGGGAATTATATATCAGTATTTCAAAGTATGACTGGTATTAATTTCGTAACCCGGCTTCAAGATTACTTTGGACCTGTTTGGGATATGATACTTCCTTTCCCAGGAATAGGCCAGGCAATTAAATTGAGAGTAAATAAGCTACCTACCTTCGGTATCATTAAAGGCGATGTTCAAGATGGAGGAGATGGTGATGCTACTGACAATGCTTTTGCTGGTTCAGAAGGAATCCTATTCTGTGGAAAGGGTGGAGAATATTTCTTAGGGAAACCTAAGGCAGTTGGTTAATTATTTAAAACCCTATACCTATGTATACAAGTAAGTATTATACTGTTGAAGAAATCGATGAGAGACTTAAACAGGGTTATCTCAATGATGCCACTGAACAAGGCTTTGTCGGTACTATGAAAGAGTTCTGGGCTCTCTTTCTTTCGATTGCCAATAAGGTAGATAAGAAAGAAGGCTATGGTTTGTCTCAGGAGGACTTTACCACAGAACTGAAAGATAAATTAAATTCTCTTTCTGGAGAAATCCCAACTAAGGTATCACAGTTAGAGAATGACCTTAAGTTCCAAACTAAAGAGGAAGTAGAAAAGTATATCAGTGACCTTGTAGATGGTGCTGATGGGGCATTGGATACTCTTAAAGAGTTGGCAGATGCCCTGAACAATGATCCCAACTTTGCTACTAACCTTACTAATAAACTCATTGAGATTAGAGATGCCCTTACTGCTGAAGTTAATCGAGCAAAAGCTGCTGAAGCTGCTCTGCAGGAAGGTCTCAATGAAGTAGATGCAAAAATCGAAAAAGCTCTTCAGGGTCTTACTGATACCATTGATAAAACTATCAAGGACATCAAGGATTCAGTCAAGGCTTTAGAACAGAAAGTAGATAAAAATACTGAGGCTATTTCTAATGTAAAAGTAGAGGTAGCTGGCCAATTAGCTGATTTCAAGGTAGAAGTTCATAAGGAAATCGATCTTGAAAAAGAGAGAGCTATTACTGCTGAGAATGCTTTGCAAAGAGAAATAGATAGCCTGAAAAATGGCTCATCTAATGACAAGGCAGAATTAGAACAAAAGATTCAGCAAGAGGCTACAGAACGAGCTCGTGCTGATGAAACTTTGCAACAGAACATAGACAATGAAGCTAAAGCCCGTGAACTCTCTGAAGAGGAAATCAAAAAAGCTCATCAGAAAGATATTGAGCGTATTGATGGTGAAAAGGTAAAATGGGATAAATTTCCTACTTCAGAATTGCCCAATAGAAAGGGTATAGTTCTTGAAAATGGAGATCTTATCTTGGGCAAAGATCTTAATGGGGATACTTTGCCATTAGTTCAATTGAATCATTTGGGTGTAATCGAGGCTGGTTCTCCTAAGGCTCCCTATAACATCAATACACCTCAGGGAGAAAGACCCACTATTCAAGAAGCAGGGCAAACTGGAGAACAAGCATATCACATGGCTTATCAAGAAGATCTGACTCACATTAGCGAAGAGATCGATGAAAAAGTTAAAGCTGAGGCTGATGCCCGAATTGCTGCTGATGAATTATTGGTAAAGAAAGAAGAAGGTAAGGGATTATCCTCTAATGATTTTACTGATGAATTAAAAGCTAAACTAGAAGGAGTAGAGGAATTTGCTAATCGTATCACTAATGTATCTCAGTTAGTAAATGATTCTAAGTTCCAAACCGAAGAGGAGGTAAAAGCTGCAATCGAAAGTATTATCGGTTCTGCTCCTGATGTTCTTGATACTCTTAAGGAAATTGCTGATGCCCTCGGTAATGATCCTAACTTTGCTGCTACTATCACCAAGAAATTGGCTGCTCTTGCAGAACAGATTAACCAAGAGATTGAAGATCGTACAGAAGCTGTATCTCAAGTACAGGGTGATTTAGATACCAAGTATCAAGAGCTTTCTTCTAAGATCACTCTTCAGGGTGAAAATCTTAATAAAGAGATCTCTGATCGAAAAGAGGCTGATGCTGCAATGAAGTCTGAGATAACCAATCTTGGAACTTCTCTTACAGCTTTGGGAACTGAATTGAGACAGATTATTAATCAGAATTACCAGACTCTTCAGCAACAGATTCGTGCTCAGGATGCTCTTATCCAAGAGAATACCCAGGCTATTCAGACTAACTTATCTTTGATCCAGTCTTTACAGACCAAAGTAGATACTAACGTTAGTGATGTAGATAAACTGAAGAAAGATCTTGAAACTGAAGTAGCCAATCGTAAAGCTGCAGATACTGCCTTACAAGAGAAGATTAATACTAATGCTGACGGATTGGCTAAAGAGATTTCTGATCGTAAAGCTGCAGATCTGGTTCTTCAACAGAATATTGATGCAGAATCTCAAGCAAGAACCCAGGCAGATTCCCAAATTAGAACTGATCTCTCTAAGAAGATTGAAGATGAAGCTACTGCAAGAACTCAAGCTGATACCCAATTGTCCCAAAGAATTGATCAAGAGGTAATTGATCGTAAAGCTGAAGATGAAAAATTATCTCAGCGTATCACCGAAGAATCTCAGGGTCATACAGAAGCCATAGAGGATCTACAATCAAAGGTAACTAAGAATACCAAAGATATTACTACTGAGGTTAATCGAGCAACTGCTAAGGAAAATGAGATTGCCCAGAATTTGGCAACCGAAACTCAAAATAGATCAGATGCTGATTCTGCAATGCAGGCCTCTATTAAAAAGGTTGGAGATGATCTTACTAAATTTAAAGCTACTAAAGATCAAGCTAATGGTTTAGCTTCTCTTGATAGTAACGGTAAGATTAAACCCGAACAATTACCCGAGGGAGCTGCCTACAGTGTAATGGGTATAGAGAAGCAGGTAAACCTTCTTTCAGATCGTGATTCAGTACCTGATATGGAAGTTGGTGATAGACTTTATGTCCTTGAGGATAAAAAGATCTATACCAAAACTATTGATGGATGGGATGCTGGAATCGAACCTAAGGAAGATGTAATCTATAACTTCCGTAGAGCTGATGAAGAAGGTCGTACCAATATTACCAAACGATGGGATGGTAAGGATATGACTGTAATCTCAGAAACGGTAGTATTGGGAGAAACTAAGGGAACTGCTTATGAGGGTTCTAAGGGTAAGCTATTGAAAGATAGAATTGATTCTTTGCCCAACAGTGTAGTTTCTGGGGTAACTTTGTATAAACCCAATGCCTTTGAAGAAAACCCAGTTAGAAAAAATAAAGTGGGTATAAATGTGAAACTGTATGAAAAGAGGCCGCAACATGAAGAATGGGAACTTAAAGCTTCTACAGAATATGATATACCAGTTGCTTCTTTAGAGGATGGTGGACATGGTGGACTTATGTCGTATGAGGATAAAGTTCTTCTTCAGAAACTTGCTGCTTCAGTATTCCCATTAACTCTTACAGTAACTGGAGGTGGAGTATATCGGAAGACTACTACTCAAACTGTAACAGTAAACTGGTCACTCAAACAAGGTCCCGATGCAGTTACACCTGATACTTTGAAGATCAACAATGAATCGATAGATGTTTCATTAACTTCTAAACAGTTCCCGGGAATTGCCGTTAATACTACTTTTAGAGTTGAGGCAACTAAGGATGGAGCTACTAAGACTGGTTCTGTTTCAGCAGTATTCGTTAATCCTTCTTATTTCGGAGTAGTAGAAAGTAACTTTACTCCTACTTCCGAAGGTATCCAAGGTTTAAGCAGTGGTGAAATCATTAAGAATAGCAAAACATATAACACTTCGGCATTCAACCAAAATGCTCAGAAGAACTGCTATGCTTATCCTAAAATATTCGGAGCTCTTACTTCTATTACGGATGGTAAGAATGAGTTCATCAATTCTTATACTCGTAGTGAATTGGAAGTAAATGGAGAAATGTATTATGTATATGTTCTTTCTGAAGCTTCTACTGTATCTAATTACTCACTTCAATTCAAATAATTATGGCAGTACAATATATTGATAACCTTTCTTATAAGGGAAAGAAGCCAAATTTTGAAAGAGATCAATTCAAAACTTTGGCTGAGATGAAGGCTTTTTCTGAAGCCGATATTGATGAAGGCCATTCTTCTTACTGTCTTGAAGATGGTAAAAGATACACCTTCAAATCTTCTAACTCAGTAGATTCTACTACTGGTAGATGGAGAGTAGAAAGTAATCCAGGTGGAGGAACTACTGTTCCTCCTAATCCTCAACCAGGCCAAACTTATTTCGATACTAAAGTTAATAAATTAGGTATCTGGAATGGCAATGCTTGGGTAGATTCAATGGGTAATCCTTTGGATTCTAAACGGCAGGGAACTACCGAAGAAAGACCTCAGGGAGTTCAAGTAGGTTATATTTACTATAACACAGAAGAAGAATTCTTTGAAGCTTGGAATGGCAATGCTTGGGTACCCATTACCTACTTGGTAACTTCAGTAAATCAAATCACATTCAGTTCAGATGGTGGAGATATGCCTTTTGAGGTATTCTCTAATGCCAAATGGACTGCTAAATAACTTATTCTATAACCTCAAAAAAAAAACAAATGGACAGAGAAAAATTGAGAGAGGCTAGAGCCATTGCAGGATGGGCTCACCTTGACAAGAAAAGCGGTACTGGTAACGGTACTGTACAAGTAACCGTAGATGCTTATTTGGGTCGTAATTCTCGTAACACCAGTGTTCAGGTTGCTACCAACGGTGGTGTAAGCAAAAACGTTTCTGTAGTACAGAATGGTAAAGCAATTTACATCACCAAGGAATCAGATCCTAATGTGGAAGCTGCTGCTACTACTGCTACTGTAAAGTTTAAAACTAACGTAGAGAAGTTTAAACTTGAAATCGGTAACAGCGGTACGGTTGGTTCAGTAAAAGTAAACAACGTAGATGTTCCAGAAGCTGGTGGTATTTATACTCCGGCTGGTGACCCGGGAGCTAGCCGTGAATACACAGTAACTGTAGTTGTGAACTTTGCTGCCAACGGTTCTATTCAGAACAAACAGTACACAGTTAAGGCAAGTGATTCTGTAAATGCAGAAGTAAGTGCTACTGCTACGATTACTCAATCTGCTGCTGATTCTAACTTGACCGTTAGTCCTGAACAGCTTACCTTCGAAGCTACTGGTGGTGCTAAGACCATTACCATCACTTCTAACGATAGCTGGACTATCGCCTAAAAGTAATCAGGTTAAAAATCAGAGGAGCCTCAATCTTGGGGTTCCTCTTTTAATTTTGTAGGTTATGGAAAAAGATAAGATTATAATGGTAGCTTCAATGGCTCCTTGGATTCATGTAAATAAGTCTAATGGATTTGGCAATGACTCAGTCGAAGTTACTTGTGATGAGAATACTGTAGAGGAAATTCGAACTGGAACTATCACAGTATCTTCAGCTGGAGGTGTAGTAAGAGATATATATATATATAAGTCAAGCTGCTGCTAAAATTACCTATGAATATATACTTGAAGCCGTAGTTTAAAGATATTTTGGGTGGGAATAGAAGTTTAGAGGGGTGCATATAATTAAAGTTATGTGTATCCCTCTTTTAGTTTAAAGTGATCCATTATGGCAACTAAATCAGTTAATCGTACTTTAGGTATTCCCTCTGGAAGATTTGAGATTTACGTAGATAAAGCCCAACAAGCTAGAGCAGAGAAACTTATACAAAGCGTACCCAGCATTCTTACTAAATCCTATGAAAATGGAACCAGAAAGTTTGGTGAAAAACTTCTTAGGATAGTGAAAAAATGCTTATCAACTGGCATGCCCCCATCTGGTTCAGGAGTATCTTGGCCACCCCATGCTGCAAGCACTGTAAAAGCTTTGGGAGAACATACACTCTTAAATTGGACTGGGCAATATAAACGATCCGTAAATATCTATCATCAACGTAATAGAACCTATGTGGGTTTACCTAATAATGTAAGGAAAATACGAAAGAAAGGTAAAGAATCCGGAAAAACTCTTAATCAGATTGCTATCCTATTAGAATATGGTAGTAGAGATTCTAACCTTCCTCCTCGTCCTCTTTGGGCTCCTGCATATAAAGCTGCAGGTGGAACTAAAATATTACAAAAGATACTAAGAAATGAAATCAGAAAACAATTAAGGAATCATGGCTTTTAATATCGATAAGACTTCTGGGGTTGGACCTGCCACCATTAACATTCAACCTTCAGAATATAATACCTCTGGTAAAGATATTAACCAAACTATATATGTAGAGATTGGTGGAAAAAGGCAACCTATTAACCTTATCCAGAGAGCTGCTGCATTAAGTTGGAAATATACCTTTACTGTAGAACCTACTTCTACTAGCATTGATCCAGGTGGAGGGTCAGTAAGCTTAAATATTAAATCTACTAAGCAACAGCTAGTAAATGGAAATCCAGTAGGAGAAGAGATACTCTTAAATTACACTGCGATCCATTACTCTGGCAATTCCTTTGTAACTATAGATGGTACTACATTGAGAGCAGAGGCTAATGATAATACGGATAGTAGAATAGAGACTATTCGGTTTACTCAAGCTGAATCTGGGCAAGTTCAAGACGTAGTGATTGAACAAGCTGCAAATGTTCATTACTACTTCTCTGCAGGAGTTCCTTCTACTACAGTAGAATATGATGATACTTCTTATGATCCCAAAATAGAATCTTACAGGATGGTAGGTAATAGAAGAGAGGAAGTTGGATATACTTTGTATTCTGACAGTTCTGATATGAATGCTGGTAGTACTAGTTTCTCATTCTCTAAGAATCCTAACAATGAAGATAGAACTATGAGGGGTAGAGCAGTACAGAATGATACTAATCAAGTTATAAATTTACAAGTTACACAGAAAATGTTACCTATGTGGGTTTTCAGAGGTGTTAATTTTAAGGATTACTATTCTTTTAATGAATCTATTGATAAAGAACATCGAGTTATTATAACTAGTAGATATGATGATTTCTATACTATAGATTTTGAAGTATCCAAAGGTAATAGTATGGCTATGGCTTTAAAAGCCAGTGGTGAAAATGGTAATTGGTCTAAAGCTTTCAGAGTTATTCGGATTTCATGTAGAATGACTAGAACTGGTCAGAGACTTAGATTAGAACCTAAAGGAGTAAGTGGTATAGTTTTAGGTGAATTTGATAGTAATGGTGAATTTAATACCATAGAGAATCTAAGAAATCCTGGATTATCTTCGGATAATTATTATGATTTTGATCACTTAGATAGACCAGAATCAGAAAGGATCTGGAATTTAAGTGGAAGTTTACCAGGAGGGTTCTATGCCTCTACTACTACTATATCTAGTCAATACCGATTCTCATTATCAAATCATCTTCAATAGAGGTTTTATGGTAAATACAGAAGAAATTGTAGAAAGAACTTTCTATATAAGTTTACTACATACGGCTTTAGAGAAAGGATTAACCGTTAATCCTCAAGATTATTTACCAGTATCTCCTGAGAATGAGAAGAAATTCGAAACCGATATAAAAGGTCTAAAGAAATTCATACCCATTTTTGGAATAGGTAATAATCAAGTACGTGGTATAAAAACTTGCCCAAGAATCACTTTGGAATTACAAGGATATTACCCAGGTAATATAGGGGTAGAGAAATTTATAATAGGAGATAAATTAGAAAATGGTAATTACCAAGCATCAGAGTTCCCTTTCGAAACTAAGGACATAACCATTGATGTCCATTTGGTAGCCAATAACCAGCCTGACATGAGATTACTACATAGCCTCATGTATCAAGCTTTGCCTTCAAGGGGATACTTAAAACCCTATTATAATGACCTAGAAGAGTGGTCTTCTGGACGAGTTGGTCCTACTGGTAATCTGTACATAGAGATAGGTAATTATTTCGATCACCAAGATGTAGAACATGGTATATTAGAGAAAGTATATCAATACACTTGTGTAGATGGCCTTCTTGAGGAAAAGCTTCCTGGAGAGGGAGAACTTGTACCTATTACAGATATATCGGTTCTAATCGGCACAATCGAAGAAAAAGAAGAAGGAATGCTCAACTTACATATAGTAAGCTAAACCGAGCGATACTTATCGGTTTTAAATAAACAAGTAACTAACTTTTAAAAACAAGTAATATGCCAACTTCACCTCATGTTGATTTTGTCTTTCAGAACAATAATGTTCTGCAGACTACTCCTATGTTAGGAGTTTCTTGTGTATTGGCTAGAACTACTAAAGGTGTATACGATGACCCCTCAGAAATCATCTCTTCCTATCCTCAATTCCAAAGACAGTTTGGAAAAGAGATAGTACCAGATGGTTCTGTATCAAATATCGAAAAGGCACTTGTAGGTGGTTCAAAGCTGCGTATTATTCGAGTACTTGGTAAAGGTGCCACTAAGGGTGTAGTAAAAGCTACTCGT